ATTGCTTGACCAATTTATTAAAGCATATACATCTTCAAACTGTAAGTCAAAATCATCATAGGTGCCTGGTATTTGTTTTGGTGTTTGTACTTCTATGCCTGGTATTTTAATTTTGCAACGTGGGTGAGGTCGAACAACTATTTCTCTGTCCGTCCACATCTGAACGCCTCGTATCATGTCAGACACGAACTGCTGTATTGGTGGCATGCCTTCCCATTGTTGACTCTTGTCATGCTGAGTACAAATTACAATCTTACTGCCGTCAGTGTTCCAAGGTTTAAGTTTTAGTCCTAACTGTTCAGCACGATCACTTTTGTTATTACCATCTGGAAATACAGCATCTCCGTTTATACCATCAATACCAACCTTCCAAGTAGTGCCTCTAAACAATGCTCCTACTTCAAGTACAATAACTTTTTTATTTTGTTTTTTGAAATGATCCCAAACGTTTTTGTTTGCTGACATTCTGCCGTGCCATAACACACTCCATATAACGGCAACGTCTGCATCTAAGTTGTTATATGTAACTTCGTGTCCTAATGTGCTTACACCTTGTGCGAATGCTTCAAAGACAGGCTTTGAATTTAATGCACCATTGTGTGTAAACAGACTAAACTTCACCTTGCATCTTTCCAGTATTCTTCGTGACGCTTTCTAAATAAATCTTGAAGTTTACTTTTGCCTACTTCTTTACGAGCACCTTTGAGATGATCAAAGTATGCACCAAGTTCTGTGTTAATCAAAGGATGTCCTTCACCTTTAACAAGATGTCCACTAAGGTCTGTGATGTTAGGGTGTTGTAATCTAATCTTCTTTAACACTTCATCAAATACATAACTGTCATGCCATTCTTCCATTTTGAAAATGCCGTTGTCTGCATCTTCATAGACACGTTCAAACTCTTTAAGAAAATCAATAGCACCTTGTTGTTTGATATACAATGCATAAAATCCACACTCAGGCCATTTTCTACCACGTCCTAAATATGCTAACCAGTTTTGCTCTGGAAAGAAACTTACAAGTCTATCTTGTGTAATAGGACTATGACAAACTGTATCTCCGTCAATCCATATTACTAAATCGTATTCCGTTTTGGTACATGCGTCATACACTGCATACACTTTGTTTGCAAATCTAATAGCGTCCCACTTAAACTTCTTGTGCCAATCACGTGGACGTCTTGCTTTTATCTCTGGTGGACATATACCGTTTGCTTTAGGTTCGTCTTTCCACTTTGCCTTAAACGCATTTAACTTTGGTAACACTGCTTTAGCATCTACAATCTGTATTCTTGTAGGTTGAGGATTAGTAGGTGTACAATCTTCTGTGTACACAATTAGATCAATCTGTTCGTCTACGTTTTGTGCAAACGTATCGATCATACGTTGACCGTACTGTTCTAATCCTGCTTGATGAAATGTTGTTAGTGCAAGTACCTTCATGTGTACTGCCTCATGTGTCTCCAACAACTACCGTCCTTTAGTTCTTGTAGTGTCCAGTGACATTGTGCAAGTTTTTCAAGCCATGGACCTCTATCAAATTCATCTGGTGTTGCAAGATTTTTGAAATTATAATTAGCGACATCTTTTGCTTGACTACGTCCTGCATCTGTTAAGAAGATAGGAACACCTTCAATAGCGGCAATGATTGTTGGACTACTGTTATGTCCAACACACAGTCTTGCACCTTTCAAGTCTTCGAATATACTTTTGGTTCTACTAACAGTAACGTTCAAATCTCTTATCTGTGGCTCGTATGTATCTTTGTGTTTGTCGCCTGGATGAAAACGCACAACAATAGGTGCGTCAATGTTTTGTCTAATCTTTTCTACAGTTGCACGTAACCATTGCAGTACATTTTGTCCTTGCATACTCCAACCGCCATTTCTTTGACAAGCAATTAAAATATGTCCTTCATTTTGTATACGCCAAGGTTTTACATCAATGTTTAATGCATTTTTCATTTTCTGCCAACGCAGTTTATCAACATTCTCTGGACCGTTACAATATTCACCTGTGTTAGCAAAGATACCATCGTAACTATAACGCAAATAAGTTTTGCTGTTGTTTTTATCAAACGCAAGAAATAAATTACTGTCAACAATAATACAACGTTTGCCACGTCTTAATTGATTATCATAAACTTGTCTACGTAATTTTAAGTGTGGTGTGCTTTTACTGTTAGCATGAACAAAGCCTTGTATAACTGCAACGTCTGTGTCCATAGGATGATATGTGTTAATAATTAGTCCTCGGTCACCAATAAGATTCACACCTTCAATAAAATTTTTAAGCAGTGCTGGCTTTTCCGGATTTGAATTTCCTGGCGGAATTACTTTCATGTATGATGCTACTGTTAACACAATCCGTACTCCTCTATAATTGCTAATGCCGTTCCGTCTTCTAACTCCCTTGTGTTAAAATTACAGTATGCTAACCAGTTTTGCCAAGCAACAACTTTGTCAGGATCTGGTCTATATGGATTTTCAATGTCTGAAATATTTTTTGTACACAATGCATCAGCGGCGCCTGGTGCTGTAGCAATAGCAGGTATTCCTGAACTAATTGCTTCTGTTGCCGCAATACTATTGTAAGTTACAAGTGCATAAATTTTTTCACGATCAATTTGAGCAGGCACACTATTATCACCTACACGTAATACTCTTCCTACTTTATCACGTACAATAATTTCTCTGTCTGTATGTTTTTTTAATTCTGCCATAGTTTCAGTTAACCATTGATCTCTGGTTATACCATAATACATACAAGGTTTTTCTGATGGCGTTACAACAAGAATAGGACCATTATGATTTTTCCAACCTCTAAATCTTAACTTGTCAATTGCTCCTGGCAATCTAATAAATCTATCTTTTGGCAAGTCCCACCTTGGACTAAAATGCTGTACATCATTCTTTACAACTCTATGCCAGTCTTTGCGTTTCTGTAAGTTGCCCATATACCCAGTGTCAATATAATAGAAAGTTCTGTTTTGTTCTGTAGCCACTTTCATAACTTTACGCTCAGTAAGACCTCTTACTATAACAGGAGTATGTGGATGATCTGTATCTTTTTGTAATTCTTTTAAACTTGTAGGTATAGTTTTTTCAAAACAATTTGTTAATAGTTTAGAAATAGCATCACTACTATCTGCTACAAAACATTCGGGGTATTTTTTATACATTTGTATACATCATGTCTGTTAAAAACTTTTTCCAAACACCGTGGTATGAACAATGTCTGTAATTCTCAAACCAAGGACCGCCTTCTGTATAGTGCAGTGCCTTTGGGGTTCCGTCTTCAGGTTCTTGGTACCAATCAACAAGCCAGTTCCATTCGTGACTGATTTGTCCTACTTCCTCGTCCTTGAGCCAACTAAATCTGTGAAAGTATTTTCCATCGAAGTTAGGATTGTTTACACTGTCAATTGTTACTGCTTGGTTACTTGGATGTCCGCAGTTCCATAACACAACACTTGACCAGTTCTTACGTGGATATTGTGTTTGTACTTGTCCGTCCATCTTTGTTCCAGGCTTAGGTGTGTAATCATGTTGGGCACACATAACAGCATACTTGTCGTCTGCAAGATCAAATAAATTTTTTACATTCTCTGTAAACACAATGTCGCTGTCAATAAACAATGCCCAGCCTTCGTAATTCATTAAGTGTGGAATAAGAAAACGTGTAAACGTAAATTCTGTACTTGCAAGTTTATCCTCGCCTCTCCAATACAACTTATCATTTCTTAATTCGTTTTGTTTCAACGGAATCACTTCTGCTGTTGGGCATTGTGATTCAATGCTGTGCTTACAAACTTGATAAGCAATATCTTCTCTTGTATCGTAACCTACAAAAATTTTCATTTTACCTTCTTTCTATGTCTTCTTCAATACACTTGTCGCCAAACTGTACTTCTAATATATGACAGTGTTCTTCTGTATTGTTGATTCCTTTGTGCCAAACATTTTTATCTATTGTGTATGAACGGTTAGCATCTAATTCTCTTGACTCTAATCTGCTTTCCCATTCTGTTTCAATAACACACTTACCTTTCAACACATACCAGTTCTCACTGCGATGTTTATGTCGTTGCATTGACAAACTATTGCCAGGCTCTATTACAAGTTCTTTAACCTTATAACCTTGCTGTTCATCAAGCACTCTATACCAACCCCAACTACGTTTCGTCTTTGGGTATTTGTAATTCTCTAAAATCCAACTACTTGAATTTATCTTGTCTGTGCCACCTACTCCGTATACAAATTCTATTTTGTCACCATACGTATCATACTCGGGTACGTTACCATCAACCCTGTCACCACCGTTAGCAAATACATACTCTCCTACAGTAGTAGCCATCAGTTTGAAGATTGCCCCACATGCTGTACCATCGCTGTCATCAAAACTTAATACGTTGTCAACACATTCAAGTTCACGTATGATAGCAAGGCGTTCTGCAAATGGCATGAAAGGTTGACCCTTCTTTGCTGTCAACCACTCATCACTGTTTAGTCCAACAACCAGTTTGTCACCAAGTTTCTTTGCCGCTTTAAAGTACGCCAAATGACCTGAGTGTAGTGGATCAAAGCCACCTGTAACTAACACATACTTCATAAATGTATTTAATTTAGTGCCAGATAACATTGTTTATTCCTGGTTGCTCAATAAGTAATTACATGGACACATTGAATTTATTTGTTAATAGTATCAGCAGAGTTACGTTTTCAAAACACAAAGATATCAAAAAATTATTTGGTAGAGTTGTTGAAGACTACCAAAAGCAAACCAACAATGTTAATATACAGCATATTAATACTTGGCAAAGCAAGGATAACTTTCACACTAATAACGCCTTCAAACACATCAGCGAAAGTGATGATGTTAAGGGTTTTGTTAAGTCTATTACTGAAAAATTTGAAGTTAAACAAGGACAGCATATTGCTATCACCAGAGCACACATTCAAACAGTATTGCCAGGTGGTTGCTTAACTAAAACAAAAAACACAAATAGTTTTTATTCAGGTATGTACTTTGTAACCAGCGATCCAAAAAGTGGCGGACTTGTAATTGACAATCCTGTAAGTGAATATTACTTCAGTAAGATTCCAGTTGAAAATAAAAACGCATACAATAGTTGGCAAACGTATTTGCCAATGCCAGAAGGCGAGATGTATTTTATTCCAGGATATTTAGATGTTAGTACTACACCTAACTTGAGTAAAACTAATTTGGATATTATTACTTTTGATCTCGAAATAATCAAAAAATGACAAACGAAGAAGTTCTAACACTAATCGAGAACTCAAATCAAAATAAGTTTAGCAATGTATTATTGTTACCCTTAGGAGATGATGTGTTAGACAAGCATATAGAACAATGGTTATTGGAACGTGTAAACCTGGTTAAAATGCCCGTGTATACCCCTGAATCATTAGAGTATGCTGTTGCCCGTGTAGACTATGCTTTGTGTACTGTAGGGCCCTTAAAATGCGTCTTAGACGCCAGTATACCTATGTTTATCAACATGCATGATACTGAGTTTGACATAGTAAATAAAGATAATAGATTTGTGTTTGATCCATTTAGAAATGAAGACAAGACCAAAATTGATTACACATCTGTATTAGATTTAGCAACCAAATGTATAAAGAAAGACTTGGATAAACACTGGATACCATATTATGAAATGTAGTGCATTTTGGAATCACACCAATATAAGAAGTGGCAATAGAGTCTATCCTTGTTGTAGATTCAAACGTTCTATTGCTACATTTGATGGCGACATTGACAACGTATTACATAGTACAGCCTATCAAGATCTACGTGAACAAAGTGCTAAAGGCGAATTTATTAAAGGTTGTGAAAAGTGTTTCTATGAAGAAAAGATAGGGCACAAAAGTTTACGTGAAGAATTTAATGAAAAATATTCAATGGATAAAGTTGAACTAAAGTTTCTTGAAATTGGGTTTGACAACTTGTGTAATTTAACTTGTGATGGTTGTAATTCAGAGTTTAGTACAAGTTGGATTGTAAAAGAAAAAGAAATTTACGGAGCACCTAAACACAAGTTAATGGAGATTGATGACGTTACAAACGTACCAGACTCGCTTGAAAAGATATTGTTTCTTGGAGGCGAACCATTAATTACTAACAGACATTTGAAACTTCTACGTCAAATAAAAAACAAAAGCCATGTTGAAATCATATACAACACTAACGGAACGTTTATACCTAATGATGAAGTTGTTGAAGAACTAAGGCACTATAAGAAAGTAACTTTTATCTTAAGCATTGATGGCATAGGTGAACTTGGAGAACGTGTACGTGGCGGAACTAAATGGCCTGACGTTGTTAAATTTATTGATTGGGTTCACGACAATATGTACACATTAGAATTTAATTCTGTGCTACACAAAAACAACTATATGGGTCTAAAAGACTTACATGACTTCTGTACAAGATTTACAAACACACGTTGGTACATTAACGTACTAACATTCCCTTTTGATTTAGATATCAATGTCCTTGATGCTGATGCTAAGAATAGTATTATTAGTGATGCACGAAAATTAAACTTACCTAACAAAGATTTTATTATTAATCATTTACAAAAGAATTAATCTTATGTAATAATTCAACAGGCTGTTTTTGTTGAAACAAATTAAGATAATGTTCTCTATTATATTCTAATATAGTTGTAAGTTCGTTGTACATGTCTTGTAGTTCATGTATATTATAACTGTTTAGTTTGTCAACTTCACCCATTGCCATTGCAAGTCTTGTTGAAGGATCTTCTTCGTTGTCATATGATTCATCTATAATTTGACTAAAGGTCATAAAGCCAAGTTCACGCAATAGTGCTAACGTTCCTTTCAAACCAACAACAATAAACGGGTGCTTATACAAGAAACACTTCAATGCTTTTTCTGTAAATGCTTGTCTATTATTATCCCAAAAGTCTCCTTCAGTAACAATACTAAAATAACTTTCTTTGTAATAATCATCTGCACTTGGCAAACTTCTTGACATTGATTTATATGTAACTTCGTTCAAGTCTAACTCTACAGGCAAGTTGTCTTGTAATAATGTTACAAATTCTTTTGGCAAATTAGTATCTAATAAACTTTTGTCAAGATACTTTCTATGTTCTTGTTGTGTGCTATTGCCGTTGAATACATGTTCGTATGCACCAAGTGGACAACTTAGGTATGTATGTTTAGCAATATCATTCTTTAACAAATGATGTGTTACTTGTAGTCTATGCATACGTTCTTGCCTATTCAAACACAAGAACTTTTTCTTACGTAAGTTACTGTTACCATTCCAGTCTTTGTTAAGATGATTGCGTATATCAATGCCGTCATATCTATCAAGATGTAATTGTACATTAAAATATATTTTGTTCTTTGTGTTAAGAAGTTTGTTGTTTGTTAGTATTACCCAGTCAACAATATAAGGATTGTCCTGTACAGTTTTTTCTACCAACGCAAGAAATGCATCGTCTGTAAGCCCCTCGTATGAGTCATCGATAACAAGAAAGGTCGGTATTTTATACGTTTTAAAAAAGTTAGTAAATGTTTCAAATGTGTAATCATTGTCTCCTACATATTCAAAGAATACTACAAGTTTATCTTGATTCTCAAGTACCTTATCATTATGTCCTTCAAATTCAATAATACCTTCGAAGTTCTCGATAAACGTACCAAGGCTTCTGGAATTACTATCCATTGTTATTAAAGGTATTTTCTTCATAGTAATTTTACATTCTTAACCACTGCTTCGTCTTGTGGTTTTAGTTTTGGATTAGCAGGACACATTGCACAAATGCTGTGTGGTTTGAAAATGTTTTTAACAAATTCTTCAAGTTCACTTTCTTGTACATCAATGTTAAGTCCTTCGTAATCTACATATGGTTTCCAATCAACATCATCTATTTGTCCTGCTTTGCTCAAGTATGTACGCACCATACTAATAGGAGGACACTTGTATAACTGTCCTTTGTATATTATAGGATATATGTTTACACCACATGCTTTATAACTTGCTTCAGGATCTTTGTCAGTCCAAGGCTTTAGTTTGCCGTTGATCGTTTGTCTATAATCATACCAGCCACCTTCTGTAGGATCAGTAACTTCTACTTCAACATCATCTTGCTTGTGTGCAATATCACTAACCATACTCCAGTTGCCTTTGCTGTAAAAAGCATTCCATAAATTAGTTTCAATAAGTTCTCTAACCTTAGGATTTTTATTATGTAAACTACAACTAATTTTTGCTCTGCCTATTTTCTTAAGGACCTTTAGTATGTCTGGACGCTTAGGTAATAAGAATCCGTTAGTATAAACTTCTATAACTGCATGATCAAATATGCGTCTTGCTTCTTTTAGTATATCGTATATGCGTGGGTGTAACAAAGGTTCACCACCAATGATAGTAACATGGTCTGGGTCAAGTCTTTTACCCCATGCTTCCATGTTCTTAATAATGTCTTCAAATGATTCTACGAAAGGTAAGTTGTGATCAATAAACCTATCGCAACCTGGACACGCCAGATCACAACTTGTCGTAATCATGTATTCAAGATTTGGTATATGATAACCGCGTTTACTCAAAGTAACTTTCCAATGTGCCTTTACGTTTCGTATCTAAAGTAACACAATGGAAGCCACCACTCAATGTACGTGCTTGACGCATAGGTAATGCTATACTTTCAATTCCCCATTTATCTAATTCTTTACGCAGGTCTTCTTGATTCTCATCACAAATTACAAGTTTTTCATTAACACTCATAAAGTTCAAACCAATATATTTACTGCATGGCGAAACGTTGTTAGGCAAGTTAGTGCCGATGTCATGCACCTTATCACCTGGGAAGAAAATCTTATCCCAGTTTTTAAAGATAGGTGGATACCAGTCAGGATTAATTCTATCTCCGTTAAACAACACAAGTCCAGGACGTAATGGAATTACTGTACTGTCAAAGTGTGAATAACTATAAAATTTTTCAGCAAGATGAATTTTATATCCTAAAGGTTCAAGGATAGTTTTTAACCACTGTCCTCCTAATAGTGTACCACTGTTGCTAACTTGATAGATTAAATCCTTACCAAGTCTTACTACGTTGGGTGCATCAAATACAATTTCTTTGTTAACAAGTGTAGGAATACTTAGGTCCTCAAGTTGATAAATGTCATCAAGCAGTCTTGGACGAGGCGCACTAATCCATTGTGAACCGCCTGCCATTGCTTCATATAAAAATTCTCTGTATGCTGTTGTTTCGTATTGTCTTGCTCTCATTGCACCTGGACAATCAATAATAAGATTGTTAAGTGGCAATAATAAATCTCGTGGACAGTATGTGTACCAACCTGTAGTTTTCCAATCTGGAGAACCAAATTCTACGCTGTGATCAATTGACTCTGGACGTCTAACTTTAACTCCAAGGTTAGTTAAAAGTTTGGCAAGGCCATCAAGGTCCTCATTTGCTTCGTCAATTACCCACTCAGGACTTGGTCCTTCTAAGTCTTTGATGTGTTCATATTTGCAATCTGCAAATCCAAAACTGTGCGTTGATTTATCTACTGTTGGTATTCTTGCATGATCGGCGATACCCACAAAACATTCTTCTAATGGATCCCAATCATTGTGACTGCTTACTACTGTCATATTAATCTCCTTGGTTAGTATTCATATTTAAATGGCTGATATGAGATTAAGTGCCAGAACTGGTATTGACTATTTCGCCTATTAGTTCGCTAATACACACTCTATTGACGTCACTGCCTCGGTTCCAATCTTTCCATTTGTCGTCTCCGATGCCAAACATAATGCAGTCTGTGGGTAGTAAGTTCTTATCTTCTATTGCTTGATTGTAAGCAGTTGCATACTGTTGCCAGTTCCAATCTACTGGAAAGTTTTGTATTAAACTATTTGCAATGCTTATGTCAATTCTGTTATTCATTTCTACAGAATTAAACACATCAATGCCGTCATCTGTATCTACACGTTCACAACGTACACCTACACGTAAAAATTCTGCGCCATAAAATGCTTTACTAATACTAAACGTAATAGTTTCTACGCATTTCCATTGTGCTAAATCTACGTTAATATTCTTTGTACAAGGATAATATGCAAAGTCAAGTAGCACAGGAATTTCTAAACTATTACAAATATCTAAGTAATATTCAAGGTCAACATGCTGTCTACCATAGTCGCTGAAAGGTACACTTGTGATTAACACATCGTCGTGTTCAAGTGGTTCGTCTTCGATGTATTCCCAATCACACCCATGTTTCAAACATGCACTGTGATACATAAATTCACCTTTGTGAAATCTAAAACGTTTGTTTTTGTGTCTAAAATAAAAATGATCAAAGGCTTGTACAGTACCGCAAACTAATTTTTGGCTTGGAAATAAATCAAGTCCTATTAGTTTATTATTACCACTTGCACTAATCCAATCCATAAATGTTTTAATAAACGTAGATGGTAATTCTTCGTTATACAAATCATTTACAGGATTTAATTCTGTAATAAACTTTTTAATTTTGTTGTCTGTTACAGGTTTAGCGCCTCTTAAATTCATTCTTTACTCCAGTTACTTGCATAGTGTACTTAGGTCTCATTCCGCTATTAGCACTTAAATGCGGCTCATCTTTTTGAATAATAATTGCATCACCACGTTTCCATTTAGTGATAGGTGTATTGTTTATTTCAAAATAATGTCCACTCTGCCAGTCTTCTAAAAATATATTAATACGACAACATTCGTCAGGATCAACTCCGTAGTTTTTTGATATCATATAAAACGTATCAACGTGTTCTGGTAATACTTGTCCTGGTGCTTGTTGCATTACTGCGACAGTACATCTGTCAAATAACGACTTACCAAAATTAATAAAATCTTCATTATCTGGAAATGCTTGTTTGTACTGTGTGTTGTCTTTTGTATAACCTGCAAGATGATATTTTTTATTTTGTGATTCAAATGCAGTTGCTCTGCCTTGATCACTTACGTTATCTTTATCATCATAAAGAAGTTTTTTGTAATTAAGTTCTGGTATATCTAATGTTATTTGGTCCATGGTTTGTCGTATGCTACTTTCTCTTTGTCATCAAACCAATACAAACTTCTGTGTGGAGGATGTTTAGAGTCATGCTCTGCGTTACTAACATAATAGAACAAACGCAATGCTTTTCTACTTGTACCTTCTGGGTTTGTCATTGGCTCAGGGTAACCGTGAAATGCAAAGTTATCATAACTCCATATAACGGCATTACCTGCACCTACAGGAACTTTGCTATGTACAGTTTCTCTTTTTCTATCATAAAACTGTAACTGTCCACCCCAATCTTGATCCCAATCTTCATTAAGATAGATTACTAAACTTACCATGCGGTGTAATCTAAGTTGTTCATTCCAATTGAAATCGCTGTGTACTTTTAAACTATCACCTGTTAATGACTTACAATATCCTGCACCTATAAGATGAGGATCAGGTATTAGATCAACTGTGTCAGTAACGTCTTGTAACCATTTGATAAACTTTCCACTGTGTAATGCATGTATAACTGCATCTTGTACAGGCGTCTTATCAACGTTATTATATTCATACATACATGAACCTGCTCTTGTAAAATGCTTACAGTCTTCAAGTGGAACTTCTTCCAACTCTTTAGCCATTGCTTTTACAAGTTCGTTTGGAACAAGGTTGTCAATAGTTAATAAACTATAACTTGGGTGACTACGATACTTTTGTTGTAGTTCGTATGTGTTTGAAAAATTCTTTTCAATATGATCTAAAAGTTGCTGTTTCATACAAGTATTTAAACAAGGTCAGTAAAACGAGGTTCTTGTTTTGGTCCGCGATCAATAGTTCTCTTAGGCCAGTTGTGTCTATAAGAACTTTTATAATGTGTAATTTTTGCATGTAGTTGTGGTTTCTTAAAACGCCAATTATTATAAATTTTACAATCAAATAATTTAAATCGTGTGTTTTGTATTGTTACAATTTCGTTGGTCCAATTTGTAGGCAAGTTACCTCTAAGAAAATAATTCATTTCTCTTTGATCACTTCTTCCTTGTTTTGTACCGTCTATCTTATTCATACGTTGACACCATATGTCTACAAATTTTAATGTTGATTCTGTTTTTCTAAAGAACATTACACCTGCATTAATAGGTTGATCATTAAAAAACTTTACACCTCTTACAGTTACACCGATATCATAACTACCTCTATCTTGAATACCATGCAAACTTTGCCAAAGGATTGTATCAGCGTCCATCCAAACTACATACTCTCCTGCATTAACTTTGCTGAGAGCATCTTTGACCATAAAAGGTTTACTTGGAATTTTTCTGCCTGCGTCTTCGTATACTTCACCAACAAAAGGTTCGCCATATCCTAATTCACCTAAATCATACACATGATATTTTTGTCTTAGATCAACAAGTGAACGTACTAATACATCACACATATTCTTAAATTTTTTATTTGCGGCAGTTATTACTAATATATCATTCATTTTCTAATACCGTTAGTTTTTTGTAATTAAACAATTTACATTTATACTCTGTTAGTAAAGGTTGCACAGTTCTATTGTCTTCAATAAAATATACAAACTGTTTTGACAAGTGCGGCATAAGTGTATCTAATGTATTTGTAATACTACTATCACTATGATGTCCATCATCAATTGCAATGTCTATTGTTCTACCTTTTAGAATTTCGTTAATTTTTTCTTGGTTATCTGCAAATTGATCGTACTCATAAAGTTCAGGTGCCTTATGTTGAAATGCTCCTTTGTCTTTTAAGAATTGTAAATTATTTTGTGTATGACTTACGTCAATATCTAATCCAATAATATCTGCATTAGGAAACAATTGACTCCATATTGCTAATCCTGTGCCTTTCAATATACCACATTCTACAATAGTTTTTATGTTAGTACGGTCCATTAAATGTTTACTATAGTAAGTTGCATATCCATGACGGGTCATACGATCACCTCCTGACATACCTGCAGGATTTAATTTTGTTTTAGGTGCAAGTGGACTTACTTTGTTACGTGGCACAGTGTTATGATAGCCACCAAAGTTTTCTTCCATTTGTTGCAACCATTGTACTGATCCTACTTTAATCATACGTTCCCTTTTGTGTAGTTTAGATTGTGCTAAACCTATTTTCAATATTTCTTCTTCCTTTGGCCATTCTTCATCAAAGTATCTGGTCATGCTAAAACTGGTTCCTTGGTAGTTGTTAAATTAATATCTAACATTTCTCCAAACTTTAAATTATTAGGAGTTTTGTAACAACCGCCTCCTGGCCAAAAAGTAAGTTCACCTAATTTAGGCTGTCCTTCCCAATATAAATCAACTCTAATATATTTCCATCTTGCAGATATCTTTTCTGCTATCTTTTTCATTTCAAAAAAGTTTTCTAAGCCATCAAATGGTTCTTGTTCTACGTGTTTCATTGTGTGTACTAAATGCAATGGTGTAGTTTTTCCATTAGGATCTAATATAGATTCTTTCTTTTTACCACCGTGTCTATCCCAAGTCATAGTTACCCATTTTACTTCGCCATGCACACAATTAAATTTATAGTCAACGCCTGTGCCTTCTAATTTAACTTCTTTAACTACGCCAGGTGTAATAAGTCTATATGCCCATTCGCCTTTGCCTTTTCCGTAAGGCTTAGATGCTTTTGCTTTACAAAATTCTTCTGCTTCTAATTCTTCTTGTTTGTTATTAGCAAAACGCACACCACCTGAGCCGTTGTTTGCTTTAATAACCATAGGGTATGTTGTTGTGTTAGGTATAATTAAATCATTGCCAAAGTCTTTAGAAATAAAATCTTTGACTGCTAATTTATCACAACAAGTAATTTGATCTTTGTCTTGATCGTAAATTTTTAACCAAGCAATTTTTTCGTTGAATGTTTTTGGATTATCTATGTTAGGCCAAGTACCTAACTTCTTTTTATGCCAGTGAGTTGCTTCGTGCTTAATGCTCATGATATAGTTCTCTAATGATATCAATTTTTTGTTGATATGCATTAAGACCTACAATATCTTCTTCAATAGTTTCCTCTGGAGCAAAGATGTAACAAGTTTTACTTTTTACTAAGATAGGATGGTATCTTAAATTATGGAAATAAGAAATCATTTCATTTACATCTTGATTAGGTTCAAACACTACCCACGGTCTAAACTTTTCTATTGTTTTCATTGCGCCTTGTATTACAGGCCATTCATAGCCTTGCACATCAATTTTTATTAAACTACATGACTCTAAATTTTCGTCATCTAATTTTTTTACTCTAATAGTATATGAATGTTTTTTCTTTTTATTTACAATGTGTGCATTACCACAGTTATCATCACTGTCTACAAATTCTGCTTCTGTGTTTTCGTTACCAAGACCATATTCACGTATATCACCTTCGCCTTGCATATTTTTATACAAGCATTCTAAATTACGTGGACTTGGTTCGTAACTAATAACTTTTTTAAATTTGTCTTTAAATGGATACGACCATATACCAATGTTTGCACCTACATCAATAAATGTTTTGAATTCTTTAATATTTTCTAAAATTTTGCTACGAACACGTTCTTCGTATGTTGGGTTATTTTGATCTTCGTTATCAGCAACATGACTTGTAATTTTTATTTCGTTATCAGGTACCCACCAACCGTTATCTAAGTGCTTCATATTGTAGCGTCTTCCATACCTGCTACACGTAACTTAACAATGTTAGTAATTTGCCATTGCTTCTGATCTAAACCTTTAGTAATACCTAACCATTTGTTACGCATTAGTGCAAATTCATTAATGATCTTTTCCATATCAACTACATCTGCTTCACCGTCAACATACTTTTCTACATCACGACTTGACAATGCTCGTTGATAATTTTCAAGATACTTCTTAAAAAACGTACTACGTAATCTACGTAATTCGATGTTAAGATATTCTAATATTGCTTCAAGTTCTTGTAACTGATTAAAACGTTGTTCGACAAGGCCGGGCATTTCTGCCGCGGCCTTCTCAAGACTTCCGAATATACGGATTTCTTTTTTAGCCTGTAATAACTGATCGTTATAATAGTCTAACGCCTCAGGTATTTTACTAATATCTTTTGATATTTGGCTATACCACATAGTTAATCCCAATCGTCATCGTCAGCAGTCAATTCCTCATCAATATCAAGATAGTAGTTAATTGCCGCATCAAGATGATCATCTGTACCTAAACTCTCTTTAAGTGCTTCATCGGACACACCATAATCTGCAAGTAAGTCAACAAATC